TATAGGCATAGGAAAACACGGTACGCTTGATTCACTTGACACAACTAGAGTCATGTGCATAAGTAAGAACAAGATATCAGGATATCATGGCGAGATAACCTGTAATATCGAACCACAACTATCGAGGTACAGAGTATGATTACAGTATTAGATGTAGAGACCAGCTTTCAGACTGTAGATGGCAAGGTTGATCCACTACCATTTAATCCAAACAACTGTTTGGTTAGCATTGGTGTCAATGATGAGTACTATTTTTTTAATCACAATCACGAGAACTTTGATATACAATCTAATCACAAAGCAGTGCAAGATATCTTGGACAGCACCACACTACTTGTTGGGCACAATATAAAGTTTGATTTAGTGTGGCTGTTGGAGTCAGGATTTAAATACAATGGCAGATTATATGACACCATGATAGGTGAGTATATATTACTTCGTGGGCTAAGAAAACCATTATCACTAAAAGATATATGTAGACGTAGAAGTATATCTCAAAAGTCAGATGCAGTAGATGACTACATGAAACGCAAAATATCTTTTGAAGATATACCAGTAAACATTATTGAAGAGTATGGTAGGCAAGATGTTATCTCTACTAGAGCTTTGTTTGATGCCCAGATGGCAGACTTTAAGAAAGAAGGTAACAAACCCTTACTTAAATCTGCCAAAATGATGAACGAGTTTCTACCTGTGCTTGCAGATATGGAAATAAATGGCATACATATTGACACACCTATAAATCCTGCCAGCACAGAACAACTATCATGGTTGATATATTCTAGAAAAGTTGTAGATAAAAAAAAGTGGGCAGATATGTTCAACATAGGTATAGATAAATTTACCAAGAAAAAGAAACGCAGACCTACACTTTCAAAGTCTAGATTCAGAGATATGATAGTGGCAAACACAGAAGTCATAAAAAAAACTTCAGCTACAAAATGCTCTAGTTGCAATGGCACTGGTCTAATTAGAAAGTACAAAGTCAATGGAGAACAATATAAAAACCTATCAAAGTGTCAAGAGTGTGGAGGTCAAGGTGTAATATACCTGGAACTAAACAGAACCGCAGGTTTCAATCAGTTCCCTGTTGGTGTGTCAGAAGTTGCAGAGGGTGGTTTTAAAACAGACAGAGATACATTAAGAAAATTATCCATGCGTGCAAAGGGGGATATGAAAGAGTTTGTAGATTTAATTATTAGATATAATGCTATTGATACATACTTAAATACTTTTGTGAATGGCATAAGAGATCATGTAAATGTAGATAGTATTCTACATCCTAAGTTTATGCAGTGCGTTACAGCAACAGCAAGATTGTCCAGCCGTGATCCTAACTTTCAAAACCAACCACGGGGTAATACTTTTCCTATCCGTAAAGTTATCTCATCTAGATTTGAGAATGGTAAAATTATGGAGATAGATTTTTCACAACTAGAATTTAGAACTGCTGTATTTTTAGCACAAGATAAGCAGGGCATGAAAGATATAGATGATGGAGTTGATGTGCACCAGTTCACTGCAGACACCATTGGTGTTAGTAGACAGGATGCAAAGGCACATACATTCAAACCTTTGTATGGTGGCATGTCAGGTAGTGATGATGAGAAAAGATACTATAAAGCTTTTCTTCAAAAGTATAAAGACATAGCCAAGTGGCACGAAGATTTACAGAGCCATGCCATAGAATTTAAGAAAGTAAAGCTGCCATCAGGTCGTGAGTATTCTTTTCCATACGCACAACGGCAGGCCTGGGGTGGATCTAGCTATTCAACACAGATAAAAAATTATCCTGTTCAAGGGTTTGCTACTGCTGACATTGTGCCAATAGCCTGCATCAATGCATATAAAATGATGAAAGAAAAGAAAGTAAAAAGTCTACTTATAAACACCGTGCATGACTCAATAGTTGTAGATGCACACCCAGGTGAAATAGGGCTGATGACTGATATACTAGATAGGGCAACTAGAAATGTTACTGATTCTTTGTATGACTTTTATAAAGTTGAGTTTAATGTACCACTTGACACAGAGTTGAAAATAGGTGATAATTGGTTAGATATGAGCGAAGTATCATTAAAAAAAGAAAGGGTAGTAATATGAATCTGTTAGAATATGTAGTAAATTGTTTATTTTTATGCTTTGTAACTTACTGTGTAGTGGTTGCACATTTATCTTGACTTTTAATTAAAAATATGGTAGGAGTACGTTTATGTCACAAATCTTAAATGCATTAGTAGATCGCTATAACGCTCAGATATCTGAGGCGAAAGCTGTTCTTGAAATTTATTTAAATAAATCAGTTGGTATTGGAGAACATCCACAGCATCTTGATGAGGTAGATAAGTTGATAGTGAAGATAGCTACAGCCAAAGAGAATCTAATGGTGATTGAAGAAATAAGAGATATATAATTAATAATAAGGAGGTCATATGACAAACAATGAAATAGCAAACATAGACAATTTATCTAGTGAACAGATAATGTCTATGATAGGACAAGAGAAATCGTCCACTGGTAGCTTCTTACCGAAGTTATCTATAAATAGATTTCCAGAGAATGATGATGGTGCAGAGGTTCCTGTTGGTTCTTATGCCACATATGTTCCAGAGCTTGACGGTATAGCTTACGGTAAGCCTGTAACATTTAGGCCATTCATCAATGCATATCAGTATATGGAATATAATGCTGATAAGAACGAATACAGCAACAGAAGTATCATATTTAAGTCTTGGAAGGATGAGGCTATTGATATCAAAGGCGGTGTTCGTTGCGGAAAAGTTCCTGCAAAAGAGTTGTTTAATCTATCCGATGAGGACAAGATGAAACAGAAAGCCATCAAGTGCTATAGATTAATATATGGCACTGTATCTTTTAATGGTGTCATTGCAGGTGGAGACAAGACTACGGTTTCTAATTTACCTGTGCTCTGGAAAGTAACAGGAAGTAATTTTAAACCTGTCGGTGAAGCAATTGAAAGCCTTAGAAGAAGAGGTAAAGTTATGTTTAATCATACACTTACACTTAAAACTAAAAAGAAAAAGGCTGGAAGTAATGTCTTCTATGTATCTGATATCAGTGTTGATTCTGATGAGGTTGCATTTGGGGACAAAGAAAAAGAAATCCTTCTTGGATTTCAAGACACTATCAATACAGAAAATGAGGAGATAGTGGAACTATGGAGACAAGCTAAAAAAGCGGAGCCAGTTAGTATAAAGGCTGACAAGGCAAAAACTGTAGAAGCAGAGTTCGATGATGATCCTGTTGAAATTCTGTCTTCATGAGCCAAGACATCCTAGAAAAAGTTAGGGTGTTTCTAGAAGCTGCATCGAAAGATGCGGTAGAGGTATCCGATGATTTGATTGATCAGTTTGGTGAAGCATGCAAGGAATCATTCAGAAAGCAGTTCACTGACCAAAGAAAAAAAGAGTTTGGTCTTAGAGCATCAAACATCGGACGACCTTTATGTCAATTACAAATGGAAAAGAAAGGTGTGAAAGGAGAAGGTCAACCATACAATGCGAAGATGCGTAATATGTTTGGAGACCTGGTAGAACAACTAGCTATCATAGTAATGAAAGCTGCAGGTGTTGAGATACAATCAGAACAAAAGAAAATAAAATATGGGATTACGAAAAATGTTGCAATTAATGGGGCACTTGATGTTATTATTGGTAGTAAAGTATGGGATATTAAAAGTGCATCTCCTTGGTCTTTTACTAATAAGTTTGGTGATAATGGTGGGTTCATTACTGTAGCTACAGACGATGTGTTTGGCTACACCACACAAGGATATGTGTATGCAGAAGGAGCAGAAAAACCTTTTGGTGGATGGATAGTTATAAATAAATCTACTGGAGAGTGGGCACTAACAGAGACTCCACTTGCAGATGATGAATATAAAGAAAAAGCATTAACAACAGCTAAAAATAATGTTATAGCTTTAGAAAAAAATAAAAAGTTTGAAAGGTGCTATGAAGATGAAGAAGAATACTTTAGAAAACAAAAGACAGGCAATAGAGTATTGAATAGCACTTGCGGTTTCTGCCCTTACAAGTTTCCTTGTTGGGGAGAAAACTTGCAGCTGCTACCACAACAGCAGTCGCAAGGTAAAAACCCTAAATGGGTTTGGTACACAGAGGTGAATAATCCTAGGGTAG